TACCAAACGGGCACGGCAGGCAGCACCGACACGCAAGCCTCGGGCAATCATGCGTGGCTCAAGGAGTTCGGGTCGGGGCCGCGCAAGCCCGGCACAAAGGGCCGCCGGACGTACATCAACGTCCACCAGATGATCAACGGGAAGATGCGGCGTCACTCGTCCGCGAACAACACCCAGTTCGCGAATATGTCTCGAGGATACTACTTCCTCATGGGCAGCCTTGACGAGCCGACGAGGCTCGCTCGGCAGGGCGTCGGCTACCCGCATGACTTCGGCTACTCCCGAGGCAGGCAGCACCCAATCACGTTGCACCCAGGCGACACCTACGGCGCAATGCCGGCCAGCCATGCGATGGAGCGGTCTATCGCAGAGACAAAAGACGCCGTCTTGAGCACGCTCACGACAGCCATCCAGAACACGCTTGACAGGATTGGTAAGTGATCCTCTCCCCAGAAAAGCACGTCTTCCAGAGGCTGATCACCACGCCGGGCGTGGCGAGGCTGGTCGGCTTTCAGGTCTACCCGATCGCGGTGCCCAAGAACGCCGTTCTGCCGTTTTGCGTCTACAAGCGAAACAATATCACCCGCGACCCGCACCTTGCCGGCCCGCTTTTCCAGCCGCTCGTCAGCCTTCAGATCGCCTCGTGGGCTCTGTATTACGACTCCGCGAGAGAACTGGCCGATGAGGTGCGGTTGTCTTTGGATGGCCGCATCGGCACCCTCGCGGGCGTTACAATTAGTGATATACGGCTCGTGTCGGAGACAGACGACTTTCTGGACCCGGCAGCCGTGGGAGCCCAGCTCCCGCCCGCATACGAGGTTCGACAACTGTTTCAAATTCGGTGGTCTGAGGCCACTGAATAAGACTTCAGCGCAAGGAGGCGCAATATGGCCGGTGTTGCTGCGATGGGCGTCACGTTGACCTACGGCGCTCAGACCCTGACGATCACGAGCTTCAATGTCAACGACCAGATCGACAACGCCGACGGCTCGCACCTCGGCATCGCTCCCGGTGGTCGTCGTGAGTACGTCCCCACGTTCGTGCAGCGGGAAATCTCCTGCGATTACATCGCCACGACCGTCATCACGGCCCAGTCCGGCGCGATCAGTATTTCCGGACCGGTCAGCTTCAGCGGCAACGCCACCCTCACGGCCTCGACCGTCGGCGGCACCGTCGGCGACCTCGTCAAGGGCAACGCTACTTGGCGAGTGGCCTGATAACTGGGAGGTGACCCGTCATGGCCGGAGTCACCGCCCAGGGGGCGACGTTCAGCTTCGGTGGGTTCGCAGGCAAGGTGACGGGGGTCTCTGTAGAGTCGCCGACCGCAGAGGTCGTCGATATGTCGGGTATTCAGCACTCGGCCTCGCAGATTGTCATGGTGCCGACCGGCTCTTGGTCCGGCGGCACCGTGACGGTCGACTTTGTCGGCTACGGCGACCCCACTTCTCTCGTGCGACGTGTTGGACCGCTGACGTTCGCCTCCGACGGTCTCTCTCTGAGCCGTCAGGTTATCTGCCAGTCTGCGTCGGTGCAGGCGAGGGCGGGCGAGATCGTCAGCGGCTCGCTGCGTTTCATGGTTACCGATTACCTGGGATAGCCGTGCGGCAGGACGCCGTCATGTCACGTTTTCACCACAAGGAGCACAACCGTGCCGCTTGACCGCAAGAGCATCCTGGCCGCCGACGACGTTCGCAAGGAGAAGGTGGCTGTCCCCGAATGGGGCGGCGACGTATTCCTCCGGGTGCTCACGGGCACCGACCGCGACCGTTTCGAGCAGTCCTACGCCGACCAGAAGATGAAGGCGTTCCGCATCCGCTTCCTGCTGCTCGCCCTGTGCGACGAGGCCGGCGAGAGGCTCTTCGGCGACGACGAGGCCGACATCCTCGGCAAGAAGTCGTCCGTGGTGATCAATCGCCTGTTCGAGGCCGGCTGGAAGCTGAATGCCTTCACCCAGGAGGCAGTTGATGCCCTGGGGGAAGATTCCGCCAACGACCCGAGCGTCGCTTCTACTTCCGCCTAGCGGCATCGCTGGGAATGAGCGTTCGCAGGCTGTTGCAGGAGGTCGACAGCGCCGAGATCGCAGAGTGGTACGCCTACGACCAGAGATGGCCGCTGCCTGACCCATGGGGCCAGACTGCGCGGCTGTGCAGGGTGATCATGGCCTCGTCTGGGAACTACAAGAAGCATGACATCCCAGACGAGGCAGCGTTCATCCCCACGGCCGTCCGGCCGGAGCAGACGGACGCCCAGATCATGGCCGAGCTGATGAAGTTGAACACGCCGCTTCAGGGATGAACAGATGGCAAACGGCTATCTCGGAAAAATCAGCGCGGTCGTCTCGGCGAGCACGGGCGACTTCGACGCCAAGCTGGCGAAGTCGGCGAAGGAAGTCGCCAACTTCGCCAGTCGCGTCCAAGGCAACCTGACATCTGCGTCCACCCAAGCCGCCCGTGCTCTTGAGGGCATCTACACGCCGCTCCAGAAGGTCGAGCGGTCCCTGCGGGCGGCCGAGTCGCTGAAACTGTCATTCAAGGGATTCAAGGGGCTGATCGGCGACGTGGACGCCCTCCAGCGCCGTCTGCAAGGGCTCAACCAGCGTCAGATCGACATCGTCTTGAAGACCAGCGGGATGAAGAGCATCACGGAATTCCGCGATGCCGTCAGGGGGCTTTCGTCGAAGGACGTGGAGATCATCACCCGCATCGGCGGGCTTGAGAAGATCAAGGAGCTGCAAGATCAAGTCAGGTCGTCCCGCGCCGAGATTGAGGTAAGCGTTAAAGTCCCCGAGGCTGCCGCTCGGGTGCAGACTCTCAAGGAGGAAATCAAGGCCGCCAAGGAGGCCGGCTCCGACGGCGTCGTCATCAAGACGAAGACCGACGAGCTGTCTCGCGCCGAAACCAAGCTAGCTCGGCTGCTGCGTCTTGTTGATCGCAAGGTAGTCGCCCAGTTCGGCGTCGATGCGAACCTTGCCGAGCTGGACGCTCTTGCGCAAAAGGCCGAGAAGGCAAGCGCGGTTCTCGGCACGCTCCCTCGAGTCATGGAGGAGCTTGGCCGCTCCGATCTGAACGCCGCGACGACGAGGATGCGGCAGATGGTGTCGCAGTCGGAGGAGCTGTCAAAGCCGATCGCCGCGGCCACGCAACAGTTCGGCACGCTGACGCGGGAGGTGCAGGCGGGTTTTCTGCCGGCTCTCAGCAGTGTCCAGAGTGATCTTGAGTCGCTGAACTCTCTGATTGAAAGCGGCGTCGCCCCGACGAAGGCGATTGAAGCGGCCTTCAACGGGGTCAGGGAAAGCGTCGATCAGACGGTCGCGGCAGTGTCGAGGCTGGCCGAGGCGTCAGCGAAGGCGAGCAAGATCAAGACGGGGCGCGAGCTTGTATTTGATCAGCCGGAGCTTTCTGAGTCTCTTGACCGCGGGGCAACAGTCGGCGCGAAGGCCGCAGCGCTGCCAGCGGCCGCGTTACAGGCAAATCCACGAATCGCCGCGTCTCTCGTGGAGGTCAACAGACTCGCGCAGGAGGCGATCTCAGCCTACTCCCGATTGCAATCCAAGACCGCCGAAAACCTGCCGACTGGCTCTGCGCAGAAGCAATTGGACAATCTCGTCGCAAGGCTCAACGACGCTCAGGCGGTCGCAGAAAACGAGATTCAGATTCATCTAGATACCGTTGATGCCCAGAAGAAGGCCGATGATCTTGCGGCCAAGATCACGGCCCTCCGCGAACGAGCCGCATTCGTCATCACAGGCCGCCCTCAGAACATTGATCAGGCCGACGCTCGTCGGGGGCAGCTTGAGGGAGACATCTCTGGCCTGAATCGCTTTCAGCGGCAGAACTACAAGCCACTGCTGGAAGACGCGACGATCGCCCGTCAGCTAGGCGATCTGGATAAATACAACGATGCGCTCGACAAGATCGCCCTCAATGTCGCCAAAGACAAGAAGTTCAACATCGACACCGCGGAGGCCCAGAAGAAGGCAGGCGACCTCAAGGCCAGCATCGACTCACTCAGGGAATCTGCCGACTTTCAGTTTACGGGATTGCCGCAGAACAGGTCGCAGGCGGAGAGCACCCTGCGGTCCACGATCGGCAAGGCAGGAGAGCTTGACCCGGCGGCGCTGTCTCGAATTACGGCCGCCAAAGACGCCGCCATCGCCGGCCTGGGCAACGCCGACTTCGGCGCGCCGCTGATCAAGGTCTTCGTCGATCTCGTCGACAAGGAGTTGCAGGCGAAGAAGGCGGCCGACGACCTCAAGTCGGCAATGGCGGCCATCGGCGACGCAGCAAACCCCAGCGATCCAATCGACATCCTCAAGAAGAACCTCGCCGAGGCCAGGGCGGCGGTGGCAAAACTTGAGGGGCCGCTGAAGGCGATCGGAGAGAGGAATATCGCCAAGATCGAGACGTTCGTCGGTGCCAATGCAGGCAACGAGGCCGCCGCGAGGCTTGCGGGGCTGCGGGCTGGTCAGGTTCGAGACGCCGCCGTGGCCGCCGCCCCGCCCGAAGGCCAGTGACGCCCACGATGCCCCAGCTCCCCGAGAACATCCGCCCCGCAGTCGCCCTGCTCGCCAAGCACCATTTCTGGCTGCTGGCGATCCTCGCGCCGCTCGTGCTCCTGCCTCTGTTGATCATGGCCCGCGGCGGCCTGCAGACGGAGATCGCAACCGCGCAGAGCAAGATCCGCGGCAAGTTCGACGCGCTGCGGGCCGTGCGAAACGTGAACCCGCACCCGAACGAGGGCTGGTCCACGGAAATCGACGCCGAGGCCGCCCGGATCCGAGTCGAAACGCTCGGCGAGTGGAAGAAGTTCTGGGACAGCCAGGGTTTTCTCCGCGTCTGGCCGCCGGAACTGGGCGACGACTTCATCCAGGCCGTCGCCGAACTCAAGCCGGACGGGCGGCTCGACAGGAACATGCTCGCCCGGTATCAGAACACGATCCCCGACGTGGTGAAGAAGCTCCCGGCCCGCATGGGCGCCGACGAGGCGATGACCGCGGAGGCCGCGGCGGCCGCGGCGGATCCGAGCGTCGCCAACGAACGCAAGCGGGCCACGGGAGCGCTCGTCGTGTGGAACGCCGGTGATCAACGCCGGCTGCAGGATTCCTTCACGTGGCAGCGGCTCCCGGGCAGTC